TTCTCAACCTGTTCTACAGTTTTCTTGTTTTCAAACTCATTCATTGGTTGTTCTCCTCCTTCATTATTTTTTTCAGCCTCTTCTACTTGTGCTTTGAGGTTAAACAGAAGTGAAGAGAACTTCTCATATTGTGATTTATATATGTCATCATTCTTAGAAAAGAATGAGGATACCGAAAAACATGGTTCGTGCTCACCAATTACGCAGAAGCCAAGCATCTTTGCTTTAGTATAAACAAAGTATTCTTGACCTTCAATCATGGTCCAATCACCATCAATAGAAGATGGATCAAGTTCCATAGATTGATTTTGACCGAAAATCTTTTTTGCTTCTTCATAATAATCAGTAAAAAGCACTACTGAAAAAACTGCGTATTCTCTTGTAACACCATCTGTATCTTCAAATGGCTCCCAACCAAGGAAATTTTCTACATAACCATAGCCATTAGCTAAAGTTGGGCCGCTATGAGAGGCCCAGCTTTCGGTTGCTGGGTCAAAGAAACCAACTACGGGAGTAGTACCTTGTGTGGCAGATTCTATTAGCTGATTAGCTACTGCTTCAGTAATATAAGAACCATTTCTATTGCCGTATTTAGTAAATACTCGTACCTTTAAGCGACCAATATTTGGGTTACTTTCAGATATTCCTTGAAAGGGAGAATCAATTATTACGCTATCAAAATAAATAGGTATTTGTTTTTCCATAATTATTCTCCTTACCCAGCAGCTTTAATATTAGCTTGAGTTTTTTCAGATTTTTGTTCGTCAGGGAGTTCAGGACGACCTCCCTTATTATTTAGGTCACCGCTCTTTTGCGTACTTCCTGTTTTTTGTCCCGAAGAATTATTTTTTTCTTCATTTGCAACTTCTCCACCTGGAGTAGTATAAGAAGATTGTAATGGAATCATTTTTTCTGACATCTTTAAGAAGTCATTTTCAAAATCCATTAAACTAATTTGATCGCGTTGTTTAATACCCATTACAACGCCCGCAAACATTTTAGAATAACCATACTGTGCAGCTTGGAAATAATTTTGTTGAATATCTTGTCTATTAAAAACTGTAGTAGGTAAAATTTCAAAATCAAAAGTTAATCCTGGACGAGAAAACTTACTATTTAAATGAAATTTAATCCATGTTTCATAAACATTCAAATAAGAAATCATTAAAGCTTCATCTTTTTTAATAGTATAAGCTAATGTAGAACTACCATCAGCATTAAATAATAAAGAACTTCTACCTAAGAAATCGTAAGCATTATCACGATATTTTTTAATTCTATCATTTGATTGCGTGGCCGCGGAAGTATCTTGTAGACTTTCTAAATCTGTATCTCCAAAAGTAGTTAGAACATCTACTGTGTCTGTTCCACTTAACATCGCTGCAACAGAAGCGTGCATTTCTGCAGCTTCTTCTAATGGGAATACTAATTCGCCATCATCTATAGGCATTTGCTGAATTAATAATTTATATAATTCATTTTCATCGCGTTTTTCTTCACGCCCGACAGCGTCTTCTAATTTCTTTAATTGTGGAATACTTGCTATTAACAAAGGTGCTTGATCGTTAATAAAAGTAAAACAAATACCACCAGATTCCGCAGGAATCATTATCCAAGGATCAATTAGCTTTTTAGCATTTTCATAATCTCGCCAGGCTTTTTTAACAACTTCTGGAAAACTTTCAACAGCTTCTTCTCGGAGTTCTTCATCATGTATTCTCTCAAAATAATGTAAATTAAATTCTAAGATGGGAAGATTATTAAAATCCTTAAAACGAGTTCTACAAAATTCTAAAGGCAAATCTTGAATGACTACATCTTCGCCATCTTCTCTCAAAATACCATTGTATATACCAACTTTTAACCATTCTTTAGTAATATAATTAAAAGTATTAGGTATATCTAACTTTTCTATAAAAATACAAGCTCTTTCAAAATCTTTAATAATCTGCGCATGTGAACCTTTACCAGAAGCTAAAACAGGAATTACTACTGTATCATATAAAGGTAGGGAAGCAAGAAAATCTATATTATTTCTATAATCGCCATTAGTACGATAATAAAAATTAGATAATTCACGATAAGCTTCTAATTCACCAGAGCGGATAATAGCATTTATTTCTTCTAAAGTAAAATCATCATTAGAAACTCTTTTTCCATTATGATAACCCCAACGATAATAAGCGCTTTCTGTTATAGGTGCTCGCGCGAGATTTCTAGTTACTTGTAATCGAAATTTTGAGAAATCATGTTTCTTATTTGTGCTTTCCAAAGTTGTCACCCCCTTTTTCTTGGACTATAGAAAACATATTGTGCAAAATTCTTTTTCTTAGAACGTTTAATCATTTTATCTTCATAATATTTAACTCTGTATAAGCCGTATTCTAAAGCAGAAAAACGGTCTTTATTTACAGAACTAGAAATTTTTTCTATTTTAAATTGATTTTGCACGCCAGTTGGTTTTAATTTTAAATTATTTAATTCATCAACTAATCGAGAAGTCATTTCATAAGGTAATAAATAAACTCTCCTATCATAAAGAGACATCTTTTTGCCTTTATTAGTACGAAGTAATTTATCTTTTACGATTCGTTCGTGCGCGAGTAAAGACATTGTACCATTACTCAATTGTGCGAAAAAGTTTGAATGAATCGCGTCATCATTAGAAGAACCAGCTTTTATATCATAAATAATTGCGTTATATTCAGGTAAAGGTTCCTCAGATTCATTTTTCTTTTCTGGAGGTAAATGATGTTCATTATTAAAAGCAAAATAAGCAGGAAATTGTTCTCCAGTTTTTGCATCAAAAGAAGGGAGAGCCATAGCATCTAATAAACCAATGCCTGGGCCATTACCATCAATAACAATTTCTTTAGGATGATATAATTCAATTAATTTCTTTAAACGAGGAGCTTGATCTGTAATATAATTGGCTCCATGAATGACTTCTGTATAAATAACGTTTTTCTTAAAACCATTTAAATTAGGAATTACTTTAATTACCATAATTGCTGTATTAGCTTCATATCTGGCAACGTCAACCCCTATCACATAAAAAGTGTCTGGGTTAGTAGGATTTTCTTGTGCTTTTCGCTCACATTTTAATAGAGTTCGTCTCTTATTAATTCTTTTAGAATCTAGCCAAGCTTCTTTACTATTTCCAGTCCAAATTGACAAAGATTCACGAGCAAATGAATCTTCACTCATTGTATTAGAGTAACGTTGATCCATTAAGGTGGCTTTATCAATTAAACCATAATGCAATGGTACTTCATAACTTAAACCCCAAACAAAATATTCATTTGGACGTAAAATTGCATTTACAGTACATTCTATTAATTTACTATACATAAACACAGTCTTTTCGCGCGCGGTAGTAATAAATATTTGCGCAGAAGTAGGTTCTTCGGGATTTAAAGTTCCATCTACTTCTCTTCTAGCAACGTTCATTTGAGGTAGTAGAACTTCATTATAATCTTCTTCTTCAATAGTCGCACATTCTTCTAAAATTCCTGCAGTCGCGCGAAGTCCACGGCTAGTATCTTTAGAAACAACTGTAATCATACTGTCATTACGAAAACGTAACTCATAATAATTACCGCTTTTCTTTTCGCCTTGTTGACCACCACTTTCACGAGTTTGTAATTCATTTTTAAGCATAGGCCAATGACGCCAAATTTCATTAAATTTAGCTTCTGCAATCTTAATAACTGTACCTTTAACATCAGAAGAAATAAATATGTTAGAACCAGGTAATAAGACCGCGCGCACAACAGCGCTTAAATAAGCTGTAAAAGATTTAGAAGTAGCACGCGTTGCTGTCCAATAATGATAACGATAACGCATTGAAGCGCGCAAAGCTATACGTTGATAGAAGAACAAATGAAAATTTTTTGCGTCGTCTTGTGGTTGTATTGCATCCAAAAACAAATCAGGATACAATAGCCAATAATTTAAATAACTAGTAAATAATTCTTGATTTGCGTCAAGAAACTCTTTTGTAAGAACAACTCCTTTCTCAATTGGGACGCCATCGCGCAATTCAACTTTTTGAGTAATAAAATCTGTCATAGTAAATCTTGAATCAAAGCTGATTCATCCTCATATTCAATATCAGCAGTTTCATCAAATTCAACAGTTTCATTTTCTATATTTTCTAAACGTTCAGTTAAATTATAACGTTCGCGTCTATCTTCAACTTGCTCAGAGAAATTACCTTCATTAATAACTAAACGTTTCAAATAATTTTGTATATTCTGCATACAGAAATCAACATCATCTTTTGGTTCCGAATGCCATTTTGGATGCCAACCTTTTTTTCCGTAATAGACCATTAATTCACCTACACTTTCAAAGTCTGCGGCATTTTTGGCATTATTTGCTTCGAAGTGCGCGATTTTTATTATGTTATCGCGAGCGTCCATATCTTTTTTAATATCATCTCCATTACGGAGTCCTTTTTTTATACGAAGTTCAATTTCACATAAATCTCGCGCGTAATGTTGTAGAATTGGAGTTGAAACGTTTTGAGTAGCAAGTATTTGATTATAATAATCTTCAAGAAAAAGTAATTCTTCATTAGAGTAATTAGTAGACCAAATTCTTTTTAATTTCCGCATTTTCGCTTCGCTTAAAGCTTCAATTTTATCATCAATTGTGCCTTCTTCGCGCGCGAGACGCCATCTTTCATTTTCATCTGCCCATTGTAGAGCTTGGTAATGGTCGTCTAATAACGTATTGAAATAAGCAGTTAATGTATGATCTTTATGTATAGAGTACAATTGCGTCCATTTATTAAGATCAAATGGCACATCAAGCCAGCGACAAAGTCTATCAACTTCACCCATATTTGATTGGTCTACCATTAATTCAAGACAAGAAGTACAAATTTGAGAGCGATGAGAAGGGAAAAAATTGGATGAAGTGTATTGAAATTCATGAATTGGTTTCTCCTGCCTGCACTTCAAGCATCT